GCCATCCCCGAGCTGAGAACGCTCGGACCCAATCCATAGGTAATCACGAAAATTTTAAGGGGAGGACAGCTCGGCGCTGTCCATTGTTTTTGTAGGTTGCAGGGGTCCACCATCCAGTCCACGTTGTTAACGGTGCACGTTCACCGGGCCACACGATTTAAGTACGCCACTTTACCGAACTCTTTCAGCATTCCGAGGAAAGGATACGCAGTACGCTCGTACCGGCAGTCCGCAGCAAAACCTGTTTGAGTCCTCTCGGAGGACGTCATAGTGTACAGAGTCTGACAGTACCATGCTGGCAATCTCTGTACAGTTTCACTGGCGAATTCCGGTCCCATTTTATACCTCAACACGTTCCTCTCCCTCCTACCAAAGGCTCCTTCGGTCACCCCTCTTTTCTCCAGCATATCGAGGTAACCCTCCAACATGCTGACGACCTCTGGGTCGAAGCAGCCCTCGATGAGAAGGGAACAAGCCCTAGCATATCTAGTTTCGTCACCACCGACGTCACCGTCAGGAGCGACAAGACTCCCTACTAGGTCTCGTCCTAAACGCCAGACCACGCCACCACGCCAGAACCTGCGCTTGAGGAATTCCACGCTCTCGCGTGGGCCACTGCCAATGGGAGACCGAAGCCGTGTACATCTGTACGATTCCTCGTCGCTCAAGACCTGGCCGTCCACCATTTCCCAGCATTCCTTGATCTCGGGGAGAAGCCCCTCTTCGGGCTCGTTTTCTCTCCTTATTGCGAGTATGATGTTATCGCCATACACTCGAACCACGCTTTCACGCGCGGCGTCGTTCCCGAGAAGAGTCTCGAGGACGATCCGCGCTTTCCGAGCACTTGTGAAAGTATTGAGGAGTGTAGTCAGGGGCCACCCGGAGATGTTCCCTAACCATTTGATCAAGATGCGCCCATCAGGTAGAGCAATCCTAGTCCTGAGTGCGAATTCCCGTACCCATGCAATGTACCTCTCGACCCTTCGCCTACTCCGCGTCCCGCCATACGCCATCAAACTCTTCACCCACGTGAAGAAGTCATCAATGGCGGCGGAGACCAAGCTTGCGTCTTGCCGTTTGATGTCCATTACATAGAAGGCCCACTCTTTCTCCGCCTCTTTCTCGAACCAGTTTATCGCTTGCTCCATAGCATCAGCGACGACCGTCCGCTGTTCCACATGGAAGTTGACCCTACGGTAACGTCCTGGGCACATGTCCGCAACGAGGTTGTACAAGAAGGTTGTACTTCCCCGGTTGAAGAAACTCGTTCCCAGAGCCATTTCCGTAGACCTCCAGTTAAGCTTCACCGCGTCGTAGACGAACCTCGCGAGAGGTTCGACCATGATATGGTCCCTC